GTAAAGGCTATGAAAAGAATGGCGAAGAAAAGCGGATTCAAATTCACTGATACAACAATTGTTGACGGGAACGGATTTACGTGGGAGAAGATCCCATTGATTGAAATGAGGGACATTAACACTGGAATTAAAATTCCAGGAGAAGCGACCATTCCAGTTTATAAAAAAGGTGGCATTGTTAACAAAAAAATGGTAAAGAAGTAAAATGGCTATAACATCTAGAAGGCCTGCCTCTGGCGCAATAGAAAAAGCAATTGATGCTCTAACAGACAGCTTGGAAATCGGAGAGGGTGCTAATGTATCAGTTCCTAATGAAAATGTTGTCATGGAAGAAGGAGTGGAGATTACTAATCTACCAGACGGCGGAGCTGAAATAAATACAGATCCAAACGCACCAGTTGACCAATCACAGATTCCTTTTGGAGGAAATCTTGCTAATTTTATTGAAGAGAATGATCTTCAAACATTATCCAATAAACTGGTGGCAGCTTATGAATCAGATAAGATATCAAGAAAAGATTGGGAAGATACTTATGTGAAAGGACTCGATATGCTTGGTTTCAAGTATGAGGACCGTACGCAACCTTTTGAAGGTGCTGCAGGTGTCGTTCATCCATTACTAGCTGAATCAGTTACTCAATTCCAGGCGCAAGCTTATAAGGAACTTTTACCGCCAGCAGGACCAGTTAATACTGAGGTTGTTGGTGAAATTACTCCTGAAATTGAAGAACAGGCGAAACGCGTAAAGGACTACATGAATTATCAAATTACACAGATAATGAAGGAGTATGATCCCGATATGGATTCACTACTTTTTTATCTTCCTTTATCCGGTTCGGCATTCAAAAAAACTTACTATGATTCGCTGTTACAGCGACCAGTTTCTAAGTTTGTCTCTTCGGAAGATTGTGTTGTCAATTACATGGCGACATCATTGGAAGAAGCATTTAGAATTACACACGTAACCAAAATTGACTCAAATGAATTAAGAAAACAACAGGTCAATGGGTTCTACCGTGACATAGAAGTTAAAACTGGCTCCGTTAACACCATCAGCGATGTAACACAAAAAGTTGATGAGTTGCAAGGAGTCAGTGACACAATCGCAGCGGACGATGATGAGCATTTTATTTTGGAAATGCACGTGGATGCGGACGTTCCAGGATTTGAAGATGAAAGTGGAGTTAAGCTTCCTTACATTATTACCATTGATCAGTTCTCCACGAAAGTTTTAGGAATAAGAAGAAATTGGATGGAGCAGGATCAATCTAAAAAAAGAATTGACTATTTTACACACTACAAATTCCTCCCAGGACTAGGGTTTTACGGCTTTGGTCTAATACATATGCTTGGTGGATTGTCAAGAACTGCAACAAGTGTTTTGCGGCAATTAATTGATGCAGGTACTCTTGCCAATCTTCCAGCAGGTTTCAAGGCACGTGGTATGCGTATACGTGACCATGACGAGCCATTGCAGCCAGGAGAATTTCGTGATGTTGATGTGACAGGAACTTCCATTAAGGAATCACTGTTACCACTTCCATACAAGGAACCTTCACAAACATTATTCGCTTTATTAGGTTTCTGCGTTGATGCAGGAAAATCTTTTGCGGCAATTGCTGATATGAAAATGGGTGAAGGAAATGAACAGAATCCTGTTGGAACAACACTTGCTCTTTTAGAAAGAGGAACAAAAGTTATGAGTGCAATCCATAAGCGATTGCATTATGCACAACGATTAGAATTTCAATTGCTTGCACGTTGCATTCAAATGTTCTTACCACCGGAATATCCTTACATGGTCAAGGGTGGAAACAGAACTATTAAGCAAAGTGATTTTGATGACCGTGTGGATATTTTACCAATTTCAAATCCAAATATTTTCTCCATGTCACAGCGTGTCATGTTGGCGCAGCAACAATTGCAAATGGCAATGGGTAATCCAGCATTACATAATTTACGTGAGGCATACAGGAGAGTTTATCAGGCGTTGGATGTGGATAACATTGATGCATTATTAAAACCGGATCCAGGTAATCCTCCACCAAAAAGTCCAGCAATGGAAAATTCAGAAGCAATGAAAGGAACGGAGCCTAAGGCTTTTCCACAACAAAATCATAAGGCGCATATAGAGGCGCATGCGGAATTTATGTTCACGCGTCCTGTTCAAATTAATGTGCAGGTTTACGCAATGATGGAAGGTCATATATTACAGCATATTGGAATTATGGCGGCTGAGCAGGTTGATGAAGCCATGAAACCACAGGCAGAGGAATTACAAAAACAAATACAGCAAATGCAACAACAAGCTCAACAAAATCCAATGATGCAACAACAAGTTGCACAGCAAGTTCAGCAAATGCAGCAACAGTTTCATATAATGAAAGAAGCTCAAATTGCTGCTGTTGAAGCGCAATTGATCAAGGAAATGGCGCAAGAAGAAACGCAACGAAGCGGAATGGAAGAACAGGATCCACTTGTTAGATTAAAACAACAAGAAATTGACCTTAAAGCTGCGGAACTGCAACAAAAAGGAGAGCACGATCAAACCAAGATGCTTATGGAAACAGCCGTTGATGCAGAAAAGCTTGACTTGGAAAGAGAAAAAATGTCTAGTAGTAATGAACTAGGCATGGTAAAAGAATCTTTTGGCTTGCTTAAAGACCAAGCGAAGGATACGACAACCGAGATTAAAGAGGATGTCATAAGACTGCGGGAAACCGCTAAGAACCGAAGCAATGAAAAAATTGCGGCGATGAAGGAGAGAGGAAAGGCTAATGGAAAATCAAAACGTAGCTAAGATAGCGAATGTAATGCACAAGGCTGAAAAGCTCATTACAGATGAACTGAAAAAAAACCCCGGTCATGACCTTTTGGTCGCGGCTGGATTAATGGCGGTTACACGCAATTTATACATACGTGCACTGGGACCTGAAGAGGCGCAGAAAATATTTGCAGTTATGCTAGATTCGTTTATAATGGCCGACGAAATGTATTATGGTGAGAACCATGATACGCCACCAACAATTCACTAGGAGGTAAAGATGAAGTTATTGAAAGATATTTGGAATCACTTGAAAGAGTGGAACGAGTGGGGCATGAAGGACTGGATTAAAGCCGGCATCATTGTCATCGTTGTTCTTGTGGTTCTGAAAGCGATAATTATACCGGGCGCATAAATTAGGAGAATAATAAAATGGCGACTTTAAGAAGGAGAAATCTCCGATCACCAGGACAAACTTCTGGATGGAAAGAACATCCTTCAGATACTGGAAGTAAAAGTTATTACGCTAATACAGGACGTGGATGGGTACCAAAGAACCAACCTAATCTTAATACAGCAGCAATTAATGCTAGAAGAAATACTCGTGAGCCTGGAATAACAGGAAGACCAAGTTGGCGTACTTTTGATTATACTCCATCACAAGGTTATGATCGTTCAGGACCCGCAAGAGGAAATCTTCAAGATTATGGAAGAAATTACAGAAACATAGAACTTGCCAATAGAAGAGGCCTTGGATCCCTAGCCGAAGACAAAGGAATGGGATTATTAGGACACCTCAACCAATGGTTAGGTAGAGATGAAGATGCAGAAGGATTTAGTATGGGTGATTTACCACTTCCTAAAGTTATGAAAATGGCTGGTGATACGATTAGCGACGCGGCCCGTGGTTCTCGTTTAATGAATAAATATCAAGATTTGGCAGTTCAAGAAGGAAGAAGCAAAGCTTCCGGTTTTAAGGATTGGGAAAATGATAAAAAAGCCATGATGACCGCTAAAGATAGAGCTTTTTATAATAAATACATGAATCTTGCTGATATGGCGCAGGATAGCACCAAGGCTCAAGAATATAGAGATACTGCTGAAACGGCGTGGAGAAACAAGCAGACTTCAGATAGACTATCGGCAATAACTCAATTTGAAGGATATAACCCCTCTAAATATACTGGCGAAGGCGAAGGTTCCAGATATACTGGAAGTCATCGAGAAGCACCAGACCGTGTTCCAGGATACGACAGAATTCGAGAAGTGTGGGGAAATCTTAATATGGGAGGAGGAAGTCCTCAAGATTATGAAACAGGTGAGCATTGGACAGATACTTCAGGCGAGGTTGCTGAAATTGGCCCTGATTATGAAATTGGAGAACATTGGAATATTGATGATACTCCTTTTGGATTAACCGAAACAGAAGACATTACAGCTGACTATACTCCTTATCCAGATGAAAAATGGGATGCACCACTGGATCATCCATATGCGGGTATTTATGATTTTGAGAGACAAAGACCAAAGTCTACATTTACTCCTAAATTATATGATGAGGATAGAACTCATTCTACCTTACCTTTAGGACCTAGAAGAATAACATCTGAACCTGGTCAAGTAACTTATCCTTTTGGGCCTAATCTTTTAGACCCCTATTATGGAATAGATTTAGCATCTGACGTTGCTTTAGGAAACAGAGGTTATGGTACTGGTCCTGATGAAATTTTCGAAGAAGATGAAGTCTATTTCCCAAATAATCCTAAATCAAAAATCTTAGGAGGTTAATACCTCATGGCAGGACCTCATGATTGGGATTGGGCGTCTCCAACTACAGCAAATGTAGCTACAACTCCAGTTGTACAGAATCAGGTCAGTCCAGGACATCCTGGTGGTGCCTACAATCCAAATTTAAACCCCCCTACAACAGTAGATTATACTACTCCCCCAGTTGTTGATACAAGTGGTGGAGGAAACTTTGGACTTTCACTTCATGGTGATGAACCATACGTTCCCCCTCCAGTAGTACCAGAAGTAACTGATTTACGTGTAATGGAAACCCTGGCCGATATTCATGGCCAGAATCCTAAGTATGGAAAAAGTTGGGATTTTAATCGAGATAATCCAGAGAATTTACTCCATATGGTGGATTATTATGGGGCACCCACTCATACTTTAGGCTCTTTTATCGCTGTTGATTCAAAAGGAAATCCTATGTTGGATTCAAGTGGAAATCCAGTTTATACCACATTTGGTAAACATAAGATTGATCAGTATAAAGCTGATCCAGAAGGATTTTTATCCGGACTTTCAGATATAGGATGGGAAGATATCGCTACAGAAGAAAGTGATTTTTGGCGTGACTACAGCGCTCCAGGAGGCGGAGGTGGATACGAAGATTATGGATATGATTACTACGGAGACAGACACCAAGAAAAGATGGATCTTCTCACCGCTTTAGCGGAGGGAGCACCAGCAAGGGATATGGAGCAGTCAGGATTTTTTGATACGCTCGTGGATCCTTACGCGGAAGAGCAGTCTAAAGCTCTAGAAAAGGGAATTTTTTCCGGGCTCATGCCTGGATATACTGGGGAAGGAATGAAAAGGCTTCTTAGAAGCTATGGTTCAGGACTTCAAGCTCCACGCTATGCAAACGTTGCAAAAGGTGGTATAGTAGGATTATTGGGAGTTTAATATGTTACAATTACTTTTAAAACCATTACTAGGAGTCGCCGGACAGGCGGTCTCCGGATTCATAGAAACCAAGAAAGCGAAGGCCGAGAACAAGTTAGTAGAAATAAAAGCAAAAACAAAATTGCGTGAACAGCAAATAGCCGGCGAAGTATCGTGGGAAGCGTCTGCTGTTGATCAAATGAAGGGAAGCTGGAAAGATGAGGTAATTTTAATTTGCCTACTCACGCCAGCCGTAGCAGTCTTCATCCCTGGAATGACGCCACACATAGAAGCGGGGTTTGTTGCCTTGCAGCAGCTCCCGGATTATTATAAGCATCTCTTATATATTGCGTGCTCTGTGTCATTTGGGGTGAGAGCCGGACCAACGGCAATGGGACTGTTTAAGAAGAAAAAATGATTTCACCGGAGCGTCTTAGTGCGTGGAGAATTTTTCCGCGCTTGTTAATTACGATGTACGGAATTGCCTTTTGGAGAACAACGGAATGGTTTATGCAACTACCTGATCCAACAAATGCCCAATCGGCTTTTGTTTCGGTTATTGTAGGTGCAGGGGCGGCGTGGTTCGGACTCTATGTTGGAGGAACGAAGCACGCGAAAATTATAACCAAGGTGGAGAACAAGGAATAATGCCATTTAAATCTGCAAAACAACGCGCATACCTTTATGCCAATGAGCCTCAAATCGCCAAGAAGTGGGCATCGGAGCATGGAAACAGAATTCAAAAAAACAAGGGTGGCGACGTATCTTCCTTGTCACAGTCAAGAAAAAATGTTAAGAACCCAAAAGGAGTTGCAAAAGGTTGTGGCGCCGTAATGAAAGATAGAAGAAAAGTTACACTTATAACATAGGAGGAACAATGCCAATAGTAGGTAGTAAGAAATTTGCATATACACCAGCCGGAAAACGAGCTGCGGCAGCACATGCAAAAACCACTGAACAAAGCGTTTCAAAGGCTTATAAGAAAGGTGGTAAAGTAAAAATGCGCAAAGGTGGAAGCGCTAAAAAATAGGAGAAAATAATGGTCGGTAAAATACACGCAAGACGCGAAACTCGTGTAACACCAGGCAAGAAATTTGGAACTACTACCTATAAAAAAGGTGGAAGAGTCAAAGCTAAAACTGGTGGAAGAGTCAAGAAACAAGCTGGTGGCCCAATGAAACAGGGCTACAACGCTAGACTTGATGAATCATTAAGTGCAAGAGATCCAGGAGCGAGAGGTTCTTTGGCTGGCAGACGTGCTATGAGTGAAGGTGCGGAAAGAGCTGCAGGAAGAGGAGCTTTTTCTGGCGCTAGAACTATGTCAAAAAAAGGTGGCAGAGTTAAAGCGATGCACGGTGGCATGAAAGCTAAGAAGAAAAAGTAGTTGATTTTTTATTACTTTTAGTGTATACTTCCATTAATGGAAGATACAACCGCTATCTACGTAATCCTGAAAAGGATTCGTGAGCGCAAAGAACAACTAAAAAACATTATCGCTGGTGGCATCCACAGCTTTGACGAATATAACAAAACAGTGGGTGAATACAAAGGCTATAATATAATGGAACAGGAAATACAGGACCTGCAGAAAGATGATGACGGAGATACCAAAACGTAAATTCGCCCTAGAGGAAAAAGACCTCGCAATAGAAGCGGATGAAAATAATAAAATTGCAGAAGAAAAAGAAAATCGCTTTCTTAAAAAAATTCAAGAGGAAGCTACTAAAGATATTACCCATTTACCTACGGATAAAGTTTTAGATAGACTCCCTGACCCTACAGGGTGGAGATTATTAATTCTTCCGTATAAAGGACAAGGAAAAACAAAGGGTGGCATAATATTGTCTGATGAGACAATCGAGGAGAGGGGATATACAACCGTTACAGGTTTAGTCCTAAAAGTTGGACCCGATGCCTATAGAGACAAAGAGAGATTTCCAAATGGACCATGGTGCAAGAAAAACGACTGGATTATATTTGGTCGTTACGCCGGTTCAAGATTTGGAATAGAGGGTGGTGAAGTGAGAATACTTAATGATGACGAGATAATCGCTGTGGTAAAAGACCCAGAGGATATCTTGCAATTTAGATAAACAGGAGTAAAATATGCCTGCAGAAACCAAGGTAGAAACACAAGCCGAGGCGGATGAAAAAATGGTTGATCTTCCTTCAGAAGGAAAATCAATTGATGTTGAGGTACCTGCGGATTCTACAAAGATTGTCAATTCAGATGATGATCAGGATGTAGATGTAGGGGAAAAGGAAGTTGTTGAAGCGGCTTCTGAGACGGAAGTAGAAGACTACGGAAAAAAAGTTCAATCCCGTATTGATAAATTAACTAAGAAATTACGTGAAGCGGAAAGACGCGAAGCGGCAGCTATTGATTTTGCACAAGGGGTTCAAGGAGAATCTGAACAGTTAAGGCAAAGAGCTGGGAATCTTGATCGTGGTTATATTGCTGAATATGAACAGCGTGTAAAGGCGGAGACAGAGGATACGAAAGCTAAGCTTAAGGCAGCTATGGATGCTGGAGATGCGGACGCAGTTATTGCGTCGCAGCAGGATCTGGCAAGATTAGCTGTAGAAGCGGAAAGGGCTAAAGCCACTATTGCTCAAAGACAACGAATGGCAAAAGCGGCTCAAAGTCCGGCAGCTGAACAGTATCAGCAAGCTCCCCAACAACAATACCAGCCAGAAGCTCCACCAGCACAGCCAGATCCAAAGGCAGAGGATTGGGCTGAAAAAAATGAATGGTTTGGCAAGGATGAACCTATGACCTTGACAGCGTTCTCAATTCATCGTAAACTGATAGAAAAAGGGGTTGACCCTTCTTCTGATTCATATTATAGTGAATTAGACAAAACAATGAGGGATAATTTTCCCCATAGGTTTGATAAAGTTTCAACGCCGACTCAAACGGTTGCCTCTGCAAACAGAGGTGGTCCAGTTAGGCGCAAAGGCACAGTGAGACTCACACCATCACAAGTAGCCATTTCAAAAAAACTAGGTGTGCCACTAAGCGAATATGCGAAGTACGT